ATGAAGCAATCTATCATTGACCTGCTTCAAAGCGTCAGCATTATTCTGCTGGCAATCGCACGCATTAAAAAACACTCTGTTCCCACGGGCAGGCGGGAACAGAGTGGATGGAACCTTGTGGATGTGGATGACCCAAACATTGAGACCGCAGTGCCTACGTGTGTGCGAGATGCCTCTGGGCGGGTTCACCGTTATTGATCCCGAAAGTCTGTCTTTGGCAGAACACAAAGCTGCTTTTCAATCTGTTTCTTGTTTGTAGTGAAGCGGAAAAGGACTTTTCCATTGGCGTCCACGTCAATCTGACTCGTCCCCTTCACACAGAAATGGACAAAAATCAGCTTGCTCTCGTGTGGAGCCAAATTGACAGGGAAGTCGGCGGTAAAGAACTGGTATGGACGGTTCAGCCCAGGCGGAATGTAATGCTCTTTCAAGAAACGGCGCGTCAGAACACAGCGTTGAAAACTCCCATCTGTGCGCAGCACAGAAACATTGTTGATAGAAATTGGTGAAGATGAAAGATTGTTTAACATAAGTCCAAAGTTGTATTCAACCAGCGGAATTTTCTCTGCCTTAAAAGCGTAATACCCTGTACTTTCGATTTCCAGGTTCATTCGTTGAGCAATACGTTGGCTAATTATAATTCCGAGCGACAGACAGAAGCCTGCCCATGCGGCAACCGTATTCAAGCAGTCCCACATAGTTTCACCCCCTTTCTTCTTCTATCATACCACAGAGGAATGAGGGGGGCAAGAAAGGAGCTGACCACCATAGATAACAGCCTGCACAACGTCCCCACCTGTGAGCTTGTGGACGAGCTCAAACGCAGGGATGGCATCGAGACGACAATCGCTGAACCGTATCAGGACATCAGCGTCCAAGTCAACGGCCCCGCGATCGTACTTGTTGTGATTGATTAGTTTAGGAGGTGACCCACTATGGCAAAGCGTAAAGCGATCTCCGATGACATCCGCCACCGCTACGGTGACACTCTGACTGCGAAGGAAGTGCTGGCCTACATAGGCGTGGACTACAAGACCGGCAAGCGCTTCCTGAGTACGCTGGACAGTTTCACCGTCAACGCCGGCGGACATCCCCGTTACCTGGCCATCGACGTGGCTGCGGCCATTGCTGACCGCCAGACTCAGGCACCCACCACCAACCGTATTTGAAAAGGAGTACATCATCATGAACACCAAAAAGAAACCGTCCCTCATCGCCGCCATCGGCACAGTCCGCACCATGCGGGAGGAGATGATCGAGAAGTGCGGCGACACCGTGAAGGACTACATCGCTGCCGTGGATCGCATCATCGACTACCTGGTGAATCCGGATGACCGGACCATTACCAATCTGACCCTCTACGTCACCGGCGGAATCTGCGCTCTGCTGGGGCTGTGCTGCGGCATCAGCGGCGCTGTGTACGTCTTTATGGACAATCTGCCGGCGGCTCAGACGCTGGGCCTGTATGCCGCTGGCTTCGGCGGCTTCGGCTGGCTGTGTTTCTGGGGGGTGAGGCGGTAATGAGCCTGTTTGACCGATACAGCGTCTGGATCCGCTCTGCCACCGCCGCCGATGAAGTTGAAGACCTGTGCGCCATGCTCACAGATGACGAGTCCATCGGCACGCTGAGCCGCAGGGAGTGCAATCAGCTCCGGGAGCTGGCGGGGAACGTGGCGGATGCGCTCTATTACGATCAGGAGGTGTGCTGATGGACGGGAAGCTGATGCTTCTGTGCCCGGCCTGCGCTGAGAACCTGTCCCAGATCCGCAAGGTGACGCTGCGGAAATACCTCTTCGGGAAAAAGCGCCCGTGCGATGAGTACGAGGTGCAGGAGGAAGAGTAAACAAAAAAGCCGCTGGCGGAGCGGCCACTCCGTCAACGGCAGGTCAAAAATAACCATAAATATTATACCACAGCCACGGCAGAAATGCCAGCAAAAAGGAGCAATCAAAATGACGTTTGAGTCACCTTTTTTGAATGACCCATTTGACATGCAGCAGAATCATCCGTTCTGCTACTGTGAGCGCTGCGGCGGGGAGATTTATCACGAGTCAGAAGCCCGCAATTATGAGGATGAAACGATTTGCAGAACATGCTTTGAGGAGGCGATTGAGGATGAAGCAGAGCCGTGAGCAGTGGCTTGAGGAGCGCAGAGGCTCCATTGGCGGCTCCGATGCTGCTGGCATTCTGGGCCTTTCGGAGTGGTCCAGCCCTTATGCGGTCTGGGCTGATAAGACCGGCCAGCTGGGCGAAAAACAGGACACCGAGGCCATGCGGGAGGGCAGGGACTTGGAACAGTATGTGGCAGATCGCTGGATGGAGGCAACCGGTAAGCGATGCCGGAGACGCACACAAATGCTCCGCAACCCAATGTTTCCCTGGGCCCACGCAAACATTGACCGCTGGGTTGTCGGCGAAAAGGCCGGCCTTGAGTGCAAGACCGTGAAGCCCTACGACGCGAAGATGTACCAGGAGGGACGATTCCCTGACCGCTTCTACGTCCAGTGTGTCCACTACATGGCCGTCACAGGTGCGAAGCGCTGGTACCTGGCGGTGCTTGTGTTGGGGACCGGCTTCTACACCTTCACCATTGAGCGAGATGAAGCGGAAATACAGGCGTTGATGGAGGCGGAAGCAGCCTTCTGGGAGTATGTGAAAAAGCGTACACCCCCTCCTACGGACGGCATGCCCTCTACAACGGAGGCGCTGAGTACCATCTACAAAGAAGGCGGTGGGGAGGAGGTCGACCTGTTTGGTCTGGACGCTGCTTTTGACCGATATTTCCAGGCGAAGAAGAGCATGGAAGAGATGGAGGCCGTGGCAGATGCCGCCGCCAACGAGATCAAGGCAGTCATGGGAAACGCCGAAGCTGGCCTCAGCCCAAGGGTCAAGGTCACATGGAAGGCGCAGCAGCGCACCACCTTTGACAGCAGACGATTCATGCGGGAACACCCGGAGTATGACTATTCTGGCTACATGAAGGAACAAACCATTCGAATTTTCAAAGTAAAGGAGATTAAGTAACATGGCAGGTAAAATTCAGACTGCGGCAAACACCACCGCAATGCAGAAGAAGCAGCCCAAGAGTCTCCAGGACCTCATCAAGGTGATGGAGCCCGAAATCAAGAAGGCTCTGCCCACCGTCATGACCCCTGAGCGGTTCACCCGCATCACTCTTTCGGCCCTGTCCACCAACCCCCAGTTGGCCGGTTGCAGCCCCAAGACCTTTCTTGGCGCCATGATGACGTCGGCTCAGCTGGGCATGGAACCCAACACTCCGCTAGGACAGGCTTACCTGATTCCCTACCGTAACCACGGCGTTCTGGAGTGTCAGTTCCAGCTCGGGTATAAGGGCCTGATTGATCTGGCGTACCGTTCCGGCGAGGTCACAACCATCCAGGCCCAGACGGTCTACGAGAACGACGAATTCGAGTATGAGCTGGGAATCGACCCCAAGCTGAAGCACGTCCCGGCCAGGGGTAACCGTGGTGCACCTGTGTACTTCTACGCCGTGTTCAAGACCAAGTCCGGTGGCTTTGGCTTTGAGGTCATGAGCAAGGAGGACATTGACGCCCATGCCCGGCGGTACAGCCAGTCCTTCCGGAGCGGTAAGTCGTCCCCCTGGCAGACCAACTACGAGGAGATGGCAAAAAAGACCGTCCTCAAGCGTGCTCTGAAGTACGCACCGCTCAAATCCGATTTCATGCGTGCTGTCGCACAGGACGAGACCATCAAAGCAGACGTCACTGATGATATGTATTCTGTTCCCGCGGTGGAGATTGACTATTCCGAAGTGACAGATGAGCCGGAAGCAGATCAAGGGGAGCAGCGAGGAATTTGACGTGGACAAGTCCGCCCCCCGCATCGAAGTTACAATTGAGGAGGTATAAATGGCTAGAGATTACGCAGCCCTTCCTCATGAATACCTGGAAGAAATGGAAGAGCTTGGAGACGCTGAGTTCGGTCGGCTGTGCAGGGCATTGCTGCGCTACAGCATGTCAGGGACGCCGATAGCACTCAACGGCAACGAGCGCTTCTATGCCCGGCGTGTGATGCGTCGGGAGGACTACTACCGGGAGAGCTACGAAGGGAAGGCAAAGACTAGCCGGGTTAACGGAAGCAAAGGCGGCAGGCCCAAAAAACCGACTGCACATCCAGGAAACCCGGAGGACTCTGGAGAAACCAAGAAAAACCCAGAAAACCCAGTGGGTTTTGGAGAAACCCAGAGAACCCAAAACAAAAACAAAAACGAAAACAAAAACAAAAACGATTATATATCTGCTGCTGCAGCTACGCGCACGCGCGCGAATAGTGCTTTTGCCTACTACCAGGACAAAATCGGCTATGACATGTCCCGGGAGACAATGTCTATGCTGCCCCAGTACATCCAGGCTATGGGGGATGATGTGGTCATGGCGGCTATCGACGAGGCTCTGGACAACGGGGCACCCAGGTGGAGCTACGTGAAAACCATCCTACAGAACTGGACAAAGGCCAAAGTACAAGACATGGACAGCCTGAACCGGCACCGGGACAGCCACCGGGACAGCCGGAAGCGCCAGCAGCCCATTCGCAGAGGGAAGAACGGGCCTATGCCGGCCTCACCTCCCACGCCAGAGCAGCAGGAGGCGCAGGCTAGAGCGCTGGAGGAGAATCAGCGTCAGCTCAAATCGCTGCTTGCCAGCGTGGAAGGAGTCAAACCATGAAAAACAACCTGACAGACCTCAACAACTATCTGTTTGAGACCCTGGAGCTGCTGACTGACCGGGATCTGAGCGAGGAGGAAATGCACCGGGAAATCGTCCGGGCCAAAGCGGTGACCAGTGTGGCCGAGACCATCATCCACAACGGCGAACTGGCCTTGAACACCATGAAGCACATGAACGAGATGGGTTACAACGCCGGGGTGGACCGTGATCTGGCACCCGTCCCGGTTATGCTGGAACCGAAGAAATGAGCAGGCGCAGATTTGCCCCTGAGGTGCACCAGTTCATCCGGGAAAACGTAAAAGGGAGAACATGCAAAGAACTGACAGCCATGGTAAATCAGCACTTCGGAGAGCGGTTGTTCACAGAATCTACCATGAAGGGATATAAGAACAATCATCATCTGAAAAGCGGGACGCCATGCGGCGGCACCAGGGAAAGCAAGTTCGGCGCCGATGTGGAAGCCTACATTGCGGAGATTGCCAAAGGCCGCAGCCGGGCAGAGACCACCCGGTTGATCAATGAGCGCTTCGGGCCGGGCACCATGACTCTGGATCAGGTGGTGTCATACATGACCAACCACAAAATCTGCTGTGGCAGAGATACCAGATTTCAGCCTGGGCACACCTCGCCTAACAAGGGAAAGAAGGGCTATTGTCATCCAGGATGCGTTCCTACACAGTTCCGGAAAGGAAATCGCCCGGCCAATGCCGTGCCCATCGGCACAGAACGCTTGGGTGCTGACGGCTATATCAGCGTCAAGGTACAGGACGGGCATGGGAATCGCAACTGGGTGCAGAAGCATCGTCTGGTGTGGGAGCGGGCGAACGGGCCTATCCCGGAAGGGCACAAGCTGATCTTCCTGGACGGAGATACAAAAAACTGCGCACTGGAGAACCTGATGCTGGTCACGGACGCTGAGCACGCTGTGATGTGCAAGCGGGGCCTGCATTTTTCCGGCCCGGAGCTCACAAAGAGCAGCGTGCTGGTTGCCCGGGTCATGCTGGCAGCAAATAAGGCAAGGCAGAGGAGGAAACGAGATGCCGAGAAAGCAGATCGTTAAAGCTTTGAAATCTATGTCGGGCCGGTACTCCACCTATGAGGTTTTCTCCGTCTGGGTGCGGTGCATGGCGCTGAGCATCAGCAACATGGTGACGCTGGTGCATGGCCCACTGTGGCAGGCCAGGGAGAAGGAATACATGGATACCATCAGCAAGTACAAACCCGCAGAGCAGCAGATGCTCTGCGAAATGTTCGCCTGGCTGGTGGAGGCTCTGGAGTGGGAGCCGGACGACGTGCTGGGCACCATCTACATGGAGGCCAATATGGGTAGCAAGGCCACCGCCCAGGTGTTTACGCCTTTCAGCCTATCGGAGATGTGCGCCAGGTTGGCTATTGACGCCAAGCCGATTCCGGAGACTGGCCCTATCACGATCAATGAGCCAAGCTGTGGAGGTGGCGGGATGATCATCGCCGCAGCTCGGGTCCTGAGGCAGCGGGGTATCAACTACCAGCGCCGCCTGGAGGTTGTGGCCCAGGACCTGGACTGGCGCTGTGTGTACATGTGCTACGTGCAGCTCAGTTTGCTGGGAATCCGGGCACTGGTGGTGCAGGGTGACACGTTGGCGCACCCGTACCACCCGATGGAGACGGAGCGCAGTCATATTTTGGTGACGCCGGCGAAGATGGGGCTATTACTGTGAGGGGGACGAAATGAAACGTGGAATTGAATGCTGGACGGGTTATGATCCGGCGGGCGAATGGTGCTGCCACATCAAAAAACAGCGCGGGAAGCTGACGCTGGACGAGATTCGGGAAACCCTGATGGAGGCCGTTGACGAGGATTTCTATATGCTGGTCATCAAGGCCATGGACGAGGATATCGCGCAGTACTTCGACACCGACGATCTGGACGGCGACTTTGTAACGCTCTATCGGGCGGATGACTTTTTCAAGTGGAGGGAGCAAAACAATGACTGACTACATCAGCCGCCGCTCCGTGATGGAGCTGGTGCAATTTATGCCGGCAAAAGGAGGACCCATCGGCATAGTGCCGACAAAAGCAGTTTTGCAGCTTCCCGCCGCCGACGTGAAGCCGGTGGTGCATGGAAAGTGGATTAAGTTTGACGAAGATACATGGGAATGTTCAAATTGCGGGCAACTTTGGACACTGGTTGATGGGACACCAAAAGAGAACAACATGAACTACTGTCCCGCCTGTGGGGCGGATATGAGGGAAAGGGAGGACAACCTATGACCTACACCTACTATTTCCGCCGGCGCCCGGACCTGACCCGGCCCATGCCGGAGGGCTGCAACTGTCTGCGGATCCATCGGGAGCCAGAGTATGAGCCCCGCCTCCAGTGCAACGTGTATGGCTATGCGACCTTCGGGCGGCGGCTGTACCAGCAGGAGAAGATTGCCAGAGGTCTTGTGGACGACCCTCACAACTATCTGGCCGGGGTGATGAGAGGGGGAGCGATATGATTACCCCAACGGCCCTGCGCTCCGCCCTGGCTGACATGGCCGACAAGCTGCGCACGAAGAAGCACACCGCCCTCCGGCAGGGGATGTGCTACGGCTGCGGCCACGAGCACAACTGCGGGGTCAGCGGCTGCGCTGTGCTGCGGGAGGCGGAGGAGACGCTGCGTCTCTATGAGGAATTGGGTACGCCGGAGGAAATCCGGCAGAAAATGAACCAGCTGAAGGACATCATCTGGAATCTGAATCTGCGAATTGATGAGCTGCGGGAGCAGCTGGAGAAGGAGAAGGGGAAAGAGTGAGCGAATGTAGAGCCATGACTGCGAAAGAGTACTTAAGCCAAATAAGGCTGCTGGACAAGAAGATCGATCAGCGAATAGATGAAAAGAATTCTCTGCTGGCCATTGCGACCGGTACAGGCCCCTGTGCTGCGAACTCGGGTAAAGTTCAGAGCAGTATCTCAGGATCGAAAATCGCCCAGGCCATGGATAGATACATAGATCTGGAATCAGAGATTAACCAGATGATCGATCAGTTTGTGGCGCTGAGGCATAAAATCATCGACGAGATTCAGTCTCTTCCTGACCATCGATATGTGGAGCTTCTTTATCTGAGATACGTCAAGTACAAGCGTATCGAGGAAATCGCCTGCATCATGAAGAAAACAGACGGGTCTCCGTATAGCTATGACCATATCTTCCGACTTCATGGGCAGGCGCTGGAATCTTTTCGCAAATGCCATTCAAATGCCAGATAGTCCTGTGGTAATATAGTACCATCGAGAGTTGAGCAAAGCTCCTCCTGAGTAAATATATGCCCGGGCGTAAAAGGGGCACGCCGACGCAAGCGGCGCCCCAGTGCAATTCTGGTTGCCCAAGACTCCTTTCTTTTGCGGGAGCGCTCCAGTCGGGGCGCTCTTGCGCTATATTTGCGGCGTGCCGGACGAAATAGCCGGCGGGGATAGGGCGGGTTTTATGCACAGAAACGGAGGTGAGCCTGTGTGACAGAAAAACAGAAGAGATTCGTGGAAGAGTACCTGATCGACCTGAATGCCACACAGGCCGCCATTCGGGCTGGGTATTCGGAGCGTTCGGCGTACTCCACAGGAGAACGGATGCTGAGAAATGCTGAGGTCAAATCCTACATTACGGAACAATTAGAACACATACGCAGCCAGCGAACAGCCGATGCCCAGGAGGTCATTGAGTACCTGTCCGACGTCATGCGGGGCAAGAGCCGCTCCCATGTGCTGTGCCTGTGTGGAGACGGCTGTCAGGAGGTTATCGACAAGCCGCCGGATGAGCGGGAACGGCTGAAGGCGGCGGAACTGCTGGGCAAGCGGTACGGCATTTTCACGGAGAAAATGGACGTGGAGGTCCAGTCCTCTGAGAAGCTCGACGATATCCTCACCCAGCTGGGCGGCAAGGGGCTGAGCGAATGACCTCCTTCCCCCTATCTCAGAAGTACATCGACTTTATCAACACGGTGGAGGGCGTGCGGGCGGAGTTTCTGGAGGGCACCACTGCCAGCGGCAAGACCACGGTGGGCGCCGGGGTCAAGTTCATGCGCATGGTGAGCCGCAGCCGGAAGAAGCTGCACATCATCGCCTCCCGCAGCGTGGGCAACGCGGAGAAAAACATCATCCAGCAGGACAACGGTATTTTGGACATCCACCGAAATGCCGTCTACCGGGGCAACGGCAACCGGAACTATAAGATTCCGCACGTTGCCTTTGAGGACAAGATCATCTTCGTGCTGGGCTATGACAGCCGGGAGAAGTGGGAGATGGTACTGGGCAGTCAGTTCGGCTGCGTGTTCATTGATGAGATCAACACCGCCAACATCGACTTTGTGCGGGAAATCTCCACCCGAAACGACTACCTGCTGGCCACGCTGAACCCGGATGATCCTAAGCTGCCGGTGTACCGGGAGTTTGTAAACCGAGCCCGGCCCTACAAAAAATATGAAAGAGACGTCCCGGCGGAAATCCTCCGGGAACTGACGGAACCAGCGGTGCCCGGATGGCGCTACTGGTTTTTTACCTTCCGGGACAACCTGAGCCTGTCAGAAGCCGATATTGAAGCCAAAAAGCAGGCAGCACCCAAAGGCACCAAACTCTACAAGAACAAGATTCAAGGTCTCCGTGGCAAGGCAGAGGGGCTGGTGTTCCCCAACTTCAACGAGGGGCAGCACGTCATCTCTGAGAAGTGGCTGAGGGAGCAGCTCACTGTCCACAACTTCCGGTGGGAGCAGCTCTCCGCCGGTCTGGACACATCCTATTCTGCTTCCAGCCCCGACACCATCGCCATGACCATGCAGGGCATCACCCGGGACGGGACGCTGGTCATTCTGGAGGAGGACGTGCGAAACAACCGGGACACCCAGACCCCCTTCGCCCCCTCAGACGTGGCGGCGGCTTTTGTGGTGTTTCTGGACCGCTGCGCCCGCAAGTGGGGCATGTTCCGGAACGTCTTTGTGGACAGCGCCGATCAGGCCACGCTGACGGAGCTAGCCAAGTATGCCCGAAAGCACCCCTGTGTGTATGTGTTCAATCCCAGCTACAAGACCCAGATCATTGACCGCATCAACCTGCAGCTGGGCTGGCTGGAGACGGGGAAATACCTGGTGCTGGAGCACTGCCGGGAGCACATCCACGAGCTGAACACCTACAGCTATACCGAGAAGGGAGCGCCGGAGGACGGCAATGACCACACCATCAACAGCAATCAGTACGGCTGGATTCCATACCAGCACATGATAGGGTAAGAGGACTATGTGGATTATGGACAAGATCAGAGAGGGGATGCGGAGCTTCCTGCGGCTGGAACCGCCCCAATCCCTGCAAATCAATATTCAGGAGCGGCTGGACTATCAGGCCAACGCCATCAAGAACCGGCTCTGGTATCGGGGAGACTCCAACGAGCTGGAGCAGCTCTACCAGCAGATTGCAGACGGGAATATGCGCCGGATGTTCTGGGCCTCCCGCTCCACGCCGGGCATGGAGATGCGGAAAATCCACACCGGCCTGCCATCTATCATTGTGGACACGCTCTCCGGCATTGTGGCGAATAACCTCAGCACAATCACCTTTTCTTCTCAGGCCTACACCGATCTGTGGGAAGAGGTGGAGCAGGAGAACCGCTTCAAAAAGCTGCTGCAGCGCACGCTGAAAGAGGTGCTGTACATCGGGGACGGGGCATGGAAGATCTCCATCGACCCGCAGATTTCCGACCTGCCCATTGTGGAGTTTTTCCCCGGCGACCGGGTGGATTACACTATGAAGCGGGGCAGGGTGACGGAGATCATCTTCAAATCTCCGGTCAAGGCTCCCGGCGGCGGGCTTTATGAGCTGCGGGAGGTCTACGGTCTGAACTATGTCCACTATGAGCTCTACCGTGACGGCAAGCCCAGAGAGTTGACAGAGGTGGAAGGGCTGGCGGATCTGGTTCCCATTGTGTTTGGCAGCGAGTCGGATCGCTATATCATGGCGGTTCCCGTCCAGTTCTTTCCCTCCGGCCGATGGGAAGGCCGGGGTCAGAGCATTTTCGACCGGAAGATTGAGAACTTCGATGCGCTGGATGAGGCCTGGAGCCAGTGGATGGACGCTCTTCGGGCGGGGCGCACCAAGACCTATATCCCCGACAAGCTGATTCCCAGGGATCCAAATAATGGACAGCTGCGCAGGCCCAACGCATTCGACGACCGCTTTATTTCCACGGCCAGCGACATGGCACAGGGGGCGGAGAACAAGATCCAGACGGAGCAGCCCGCCATTCCCCACGACAGCTATGTGGCAACCTACGCCACGGCGCTGGACCAGTGTCTGCAAGGGCTGATCTCCCCCAGTACGCTGGGCATTGACATGAAAAAGCTGGACAACGCAGAAGCCCAGCGGGAAAAGGAAAAGGTCACTCTCTACACCCGGGCCAGCATCGTGGAGCCGCTGCAGGAGGACCTGAAACGGCTGGCGGAAACGGTGCTCAAGGTGGCCTATGAAATGCGGGGCCAGGGCGCCCCCACGGACATCGAGGCGGATGTGGCCTTTGGGGACTATGCCAACCCGTCCTTTGAATCCCAGGTGGAGACTGTGGGCAAGGCAAAGACCCAGGGGATCATGTCGCTGGAGGCTTCCGTGGACGAGCTCTACGGCGATTCCCGGGACGAGGCATGGAAGCAGCAGGAGGTGGCCCGGCTCAAGGCAGAGCAGGGCCTTGTGGAGATGGAAGAACCGGCGGTCAATCTGGACCAGGCTGCGCCTGGAAGTAATCTCCTGACGGGCTAAGGCGGAACGATAGTAATAGATGATTTAGGACATAGGAGCAGAGAACAATGATGTACACGGTGCTGGTGGGGAAGAGAGCCTACCGGGTGACGGAGAAACGGAAGGACAGCCTGCTGAAGCTGGCCAGTGAGCAGGTGCCCGTGGGCATTTACGCCCTCCAGAAGGGCAAGGGCTACATCGAGCTGCGCAACGATCACCTGACCAAAACCCAGACCAAACAGGCCAGAGCGGCTTATAAGCGCTCCGGAATCAAGGCGTTCTGCAATGGCCTATGATGCAAAAAAGGCGTTCCAGCGCATCGAGGACGAGCTGATCGGCTCCATGATGCGCAACCTCCAGCGGTATCATCTGGACTGGGAAAGGGCTGAGGGCTTTGACTGGTCCCAGTGGCAGGTGGAGCAGCTCAAGGCGCTGGAACAGCTGCGGCGGAGCAATCCGAAGAAGTACGGCGGACGCTTTGCCAGCATCAATGCCAGGATCCGCAAGGCCATCGCGGAAGCGGAGGCCAAAGGCCAGAAGGAGGAAGAGCGGAACATTCTGAACGCGCTTGTGGATCACAAGTCCCTCCGCAAGCGAATCTCTGCGGGGGACCGTGGAACCGTTCAGGGCGCCGGAGATGCCTTTTTCCGGGTGAACCAAAGTAAGCTGGATGCCCTGCTGGACGCCACAGAGCACGATCTTCAAAAGGCGGAGCAGGCTGTTCTGCGCCGGGCCAATGACCAGTATCGGAAGATCATCTTTGATGCCCAGGTGTACGCCAACACGGGGGCGGGCACGGTGGAGAAGGCTGTGGACATGGCCACAAAGGACTTCCTGGCCAAGGGCATCGACTCCATCGTGTATAAGAACGGCGCCCGCCACACCATCAGCGACTACGCTGACATGTACATCCGGACGGCTGAGCGCCGGGCCTACCTCATGGGGCAGGGGCAGAAGCGGCAGGAGTGGGGCATTTCGCTGGTGATCGTCAACCGGCGGGGGCCCATGAAGAATGGGAACCGGGGCCACGCCTGCCCGCACTGTATTCCATGGCTGGGAAAGGTGCTGGTGGATGATGTCTATTCCGGCGGCAAGCCGGACAGGGTGCATCCCTTGCTCAGTGAGGCCATGGCGGCTGGCTTTTTGCATCCCCGGTGCAAGGATAAGCCCACAACCTACTTTCCCGGCATCAGCTCTGCCCCGGACCCGGCCACCAAGGGAGAAGTCCGGGAGGCTGTGGAGGCCGAGAAGCAGGAGAACCGGGAGAATTACGCCCGGCGGCAAGTGGAGAAGTTTCAGCGCCTGGAGAATTATTCCCTCGACCCTGAGAACAAGCGGAAGTACGCCGCCAGGGCGGGGGAGTGGAAGGGGCAGCTCAGAATCCGGCAGGCAGAGGCGGAGGCTAAGGCGCTCAAGGTAGACGCTGATTACTCGCAGTACACACCAGAGCTGGCCGAAGCGGTGAATCAGTCCATCCGTGAGGTGCAGGAGCAGTTTGGCCCCTTGGAGGAGCTGAAGCAGGTCCGAACCTACCACGGGGACCGGGAAGGCTATGCGTTCTTTGAGCGCAAAAACGGTATCTTGTACTTGAGGAACACTGACAAGCCTGATATAATGGAGCTGATGAGGGAAGATACTGAATACGAATTTAGACCCGGCGGGTGGTCCACTGGCGATGTCAGGCATGCCATCGTCCACGAACTGGGTCACGCTCTCGAAAAACAGCATCTCACCGCTGACAAACGCTCAGAGTTGGAAAAGCTTCGTCGGACTGAGGTGTTGCGTGTGACCGGCGATGCTGAAACTGATCTCAGGCGATTGTTAAAAAGCGATATCCCGGAGAAGCGTTTGTGGGGCGCACGAGCAAAGCAGGACCTCAGTTTATATGGCCTTGTATCTGTTGAGGAAATGGTTTCCGAGTCTCTGGCTCAGAACATTCTCAGTGAACCGGGGAACATTGCACAGCAAGTGCTCCTAATTCTGATGAGGTGATAAAAATGCTGGAAGATATTTTCAAGAAATCTGATAAGTATTATCACATCATTGATGCTCCAGGGCGCAAACTGCCGCTCATTAGTGAGGATTGCCCTTCAGATCGTTTTGAGCAGCTCAAGCGAACGGATGAAGAATACTTTTCAGAGACGGGCAAACACCTCTATGCAAACTTCGAGGAAGAAGACAAAAAATAACGGCAAAACCGCCCCGACTACGGTCAAGGCGGTTTTCTTATGCCCACTTAAAAACCACAAGTCCCCTCTTTTGGAGATAAAACCTCTCCAAACAGGGCATAACGTGCATGTTAGAACCAAAGATGCACGTTATACAACTACATCGAATCAAGCACGTTGCTCCTTGCACCGTGCTTTTTTCATACCCACACGGCGGCGCCACCGCCTTAAAAACAGAGAACGGGGAGACACCCCAAAAACAGGAGGAATTATCATGGCAGACGAAACCAACACCCAGACCCAGCAGAACGAGGGCCAGCAGCAGGCAGCTGCTCAGCAGACTCAGTCACAGACCGGCAGCGCACCGGCCTTTGACTACGACAAGCTGGCCGGCATCCTGGAGGGCCGGCAGAAGGCCAACGAGGAAAGCGTCCTCAAGGGCTACTTCAAACAGCAGGGTATCACCGGGGAGGAGGCCGCTCAGGCCATTGCCGCCTTTAAGGCACAGAAGGCCGCCAACACTCCCGACCCGGCAGCTTTGCAGACCCAGGTTTCCGCTGCACAGGCGCAGGCCCTCCGTGCCGGCATGGAGAATAAGGCCCTGCTCATGGCGGCGGAGCTTGGGGTGGAGCTGCGGACCATGCCCTACGTCATGAAAATGGCGGACCTGACCGGCGTAGTGGCGGAGGGCAAGGTGGACGAGGAGAAGCTCAAGGAGGCCATCGGCAAGGTGCTGGAGGACATCCCCCAGCTCAAGACGGCTGCCGCTTCCGGCGACGCTCAGCAGGGCGGCGGGATTCGTGTAGGGGCTGACACCGGCTCCTCCGGCGCCGTCAGCGACGAAGAACAGCTGAAGAAAATCTTCGGCGTGAAGTAATTAACAGAAAGGAAGATGAATCACTATGGCAGTTTACAGCTATGCAGAACAGTTTACCAGAATTCTGGCCCAGAAGTACGCGGCGGAGTCCAAGTCCGACGCACTGTTCAACTCCAACCCCGGTGTTGTGTTCCTCAACGCCCAGACCATCAAGCTGCCCCGGATCACCGTCAGCGGCTACAAGGACCACAACCGCAGCGCCATGGGCTTTAACACCGGCACTGTGACCAACGACTGGGAGCCCAAGAAGCTGGCCTTTGACCGGGACATTGAGATCGCCATGGACCCCATGGACATCGACGAGACCAACCTGGCGGTGTCTGTGGCCAACATCCAGAACACCTTCGAGGAGGAGCAGGCCATTCCCGAGCGGGACGCCTACGCCTTCTCCAAGCTGCACACCGAGTATGTGACTAACTACAAGCAGACGGCGGGCACCACCGCCCTGACCGCTGCCAACATTCTGGAGCAGTTCGATGCGGACATGGCGGCTATGGACGATGCCGGCGTGCCCGAGGAGGGCCGTATTCTCTACTGCACCCCCGCCGTGCGCAAGCTGCTGAAGGAGGCCGACGGCATCCAGCGTCAGATCAGTGTGAGCGGCGGCAGCGGCAGCATCAACCGCAAGGTGCACAGCCTGGATGATGTAGAGATCGTCTCTGTTCCCTCCGCCCGGATGAAGACCGCTTACGATTTCACCGACGGCTTTACTCCCGCAAGCACCGCCAAGCAGATCAATTACATTCTGATCCACCCCAGCTGTGTGGTGGCCCGGCAGAAGTACAGCTATATCAAGCTGTTCACCCCCGGCACCGACTCCCGCACCGCTGACAAGTACGTCTACCAGAACCGGCGCTATCTGGACCTGTTCCTGCTGGAGCGCAAGGTGGACGGCTGCAAGATGAACGTCGAGGCGTAAGGAGGTGCAGACCATGAAAGCAGTGAAGGGAAACCGGGTCTATACCATCACCGAGGCGGAGAAAGAGCGCCGCCGGGCCGAGGGCTTTGACATCTACGACGACAAGGGCAAGCTGATTGCCTACTGCAAGGGCAAAACCGTGCCCTACGAGCAGTACGCAGCCCTGGAGGAAGAGAACAAGAAGCTCAAGAAGGAGCTGGACAAGCTCAAGAAGGAGTGATCCCCATGGCCTACACCCCCTACGCAACTGAGGAGGACTATCTGGCCCTCTTCCCGGAGGATGAGAGCGAGAACCTCGCCACGGCTCTGCGCACCGCCTCCCGGCACGTAGACGCTCTGACCTTCAACCGCATTGTGGCGGTGGGGTTTGAGAACCTGACGCATTTTCAGCAGGAGATTGTCACCGAGGTGGCGTGCCGGCAGGCCCACTTTGAGCTGGAGAACGCCGACCTCATTCAGTCGGTGCTCTCCTCCTACGCCATCAACGGCGTGAGCATGCAGTTCGGCCAGAGCTGGAACGTGGAGGTGGAGTCCGGCGTAGCCATGCTCCGGGATGTGTACGCCCTGCTGGAGCAGACGGGGCTGTGCTGCCGCCTTGCGAGGTGAACGCCATGAAATACCCACCCCTTGTGCCGGAGGCTGTGTGTAAGACACCCATCCGGCTGACCATCCAACAGGAAGGCCTGGATGAGGACGGAGCGCCCATCGAGGCCTTTTCCTTTGCGGGGCTGTGCAACTGGCAGGACGGCGCCAAGACCGTTCTGACGGCGGAGCAGAAGTACGTCCGCATCACGGGCCGGGCCTACTTCCCCGGAGACCTCTGCCCGGGCATCCCCGTCATTTCCGGCGGCTGGGCAGAGGTGTTCGGCGTGCGTCGTGAGATCGTGGAGGGCATCAAGGCCCGGAACCCGGACGGCAGCGTGAACTATACGGAGGTGCGGTTCCAATGAGCTTCGTAAAAATCAAACTAAATCACGCCGCCCTGCGCAAGCTGGATCAGGCCGCCATCCGTGCGCTGGAGCAGACGGCGGAGGCCATTCACACAGAGATCGTGCAGGCTCAGGTGGTTCCCTTCCGGACGGGACACCTCCAGAACGACAGCACCTTTGTGGACTGCTCCCGCAGCGCTCAGGGGCAGGTGGACATCGTGTCCAGCACGCCCTACGCCCGGCGGCTGTACTACCACCCGGAGTATGACTTCTACAAGGACGAGAACCCCAATGCAGGGGGCAAGTGGTTCGAACCCTGGGCAGAGGGCGGCGAGCACGAAGCGTTTGCACAGAAGGCCTTTGCGGAGCTCTACAGAAGGGAGGCGGGACTGTGACCTTAGCAGAAATCCGGGACTGGCTGAAAACCTTTGATGTGTCGGAGCACTACTACATCGGGCGGCTGGACAACAAGCAGGAAAAGAGCCTGGGCGTGTACAGCCGCAGAAGAAGCGGCCCTCCCGTCATGGCGCTGGGCGGCCTGTCCAGCTACGACGTGAAGGCGGTGAGTCTGCTCCTGCACTGGAACCAGAACGCCCGGGAGACCGAGGATGCCGCCCTGAGGCTGTGGAACTGCCTGTTCGGGGCGGCCCATGTGGACGTGCCCTCCGGCGCTCACATCCAGTATGTACAGCCCAATGTGCCGGAGCCGGTGGCTGTGGGCACCGACGAGGGCGGCGTGTATGAGTACGTCATCCAATTGAATTTTTACTGTACAAGAGCACTTTGAACCCTCGGCGGCCTTCGGGGTACAAAAAACTTGCGACCACGTTTGTGCCGCCGACGGGCGATAGCGATTGAAAAAAGAAAGGAATGAGACTATGGCAACGAAAAGCGGAGTGTATCCCTGCTATGAGAACCAGTTCCAGGTGGACAGCAAGTCCATTGCGGACTGCGAGACCTTTTCCGTGGCCTTTGACAACGGCGTGGAGGAGTGGCATCCCTTTGACACCGAGGGCTGGGTGCGCCGCCTGCTGACCGCCAAGGGCGTCACCATCAGCGTCACCGCCAAGCGGAACATCGGCGACGATGGCAACGACCTGATCGCCGGCCTGGCCTGGGTCAACGGCCGGGACGCAGAGAAGCCGGTGGTGTGGAATTTCCCCGACGGCAGCAAGGTGGAGTTCGCGGATGCGGTCATCAACGTGACCAACGTGGGCAGCGGCGACTCCACCAACGTGGCGCCGCTGGAATTCGAGATCCAGAGCAACGGCAAGCCCACCTACACGGCAGCAGCGGCAGGCTAAAGGAGGAAATGAATCATGGCAAGAGTGATTGACATTACCGAGAAGCTAAGCTTTGACGAGAATCCCCGCCTGGTCATCAAAGGTGAGGAGATCGAGGTCAACGCCGATGCGGAGACCGTACTGACCATTCTGGGCCAGATGAACGAGGAGAACGGCCTTGCCTACTCCCAGGTGCCCCGGATGATTGAGAAGCTGTTCACCCCCGAGGGCCGGAAGAAGCTCGCCGGTCTGCATCTGAGCCTGAAAAACTACATGAAGGTGATCAATACCGCTGTGGAGCTGATCACCGACACCGGCGAGGCTGACGAGGGCAGCGGGGACCCTACTACGACCTGATCGAGGACTTCGGCCTGATCGTGGCCAGCTTTCAGGATCAGTACGGCATCCGGCTGAGCCGGGAGGCGAAAACCATGCGGTGGGGGGAATTCTGCGACCTTCTGGCGGGAATTTCCCCCGATACGCCGCTGGGACGCATTGTGGCCATCCGGGCAGAGGACGACCCGGAGGTGCTGAAACAGTTCACCCCGGAGCAGCGGCGCATCCGGAACCGATGGCGCACGAAACAGGCCGAACAGGTCTCCGAACAGGATTTGAACGTGTTCTTAAAGACCATGCAGGACGCATTTGCACACATGGCAGGAGGAGGTGAGAGCGGATGAGTGCAGAGGTCGGACGGGTATCGCTGGGGGTGGACCTGACGTCCCAACGGATGGAGAAGCAGGTCTCCGCGATTGCGGCGAAAGCCGGCAAAAGGCTTGCCGCGGCATTTTCCGTCAAGAAGGTGGCGGATTTCTCCCGGCAGTGCATCAACCTGGGCTCAGATCTTGCCGAAGTGCAGAACGTGGTGGATGTGACCTTCACCTCCATGAACGGCAAAATCAACGAGTTCGCCCAGAACGCCGCTCAGAAGTTCGGCCTCAGTGAGATCATGGCCAAGCGCTACGCCGGCACCTTCGGGGCAATGGCCAAGGCCTTCGGCTTTGCGGAAAAGGACGCCGCCGAGATGAGCATGACCCTCGCTGGACTGGCCGGAGACGTGGCGTCCTTCTACAACATCGACCAGGACGCCGCATACACAAAATTGAAGGCTGTGTTTTCAGGGGAAACGGAAAGTCTGAAGGATCTGGGAATTGTCATGACCCAGACCGCCCTGGACCAGTACGCACTCCAGCACGGCTTTGGCACCACCACGGCAAAGATGTCGGAGCAGCAGAAGGTGGCGCTGCGGTATCAGTTCATTCTGTCCAAGCTCAGTGACGTGTCGGGGGACTTTGCCCGAACCTCCAATGGCTGGGCGAACCAGGTCAGAATCCTCAAGCTCCAGTTTGAATCCCTGTGCAGCGTCATCGGCTCTGTGCTGATCGCGGCGCTGTCCCCGGCCATCCGGGGGCTGAATGCATTCATGGGTGCGCTGGTCAAGGCGGCCAACACCTTCAAGAGCTTTGTGTTCTCTCTGTTCGGCAAGGAGTCGGAGGACATGGCGGCGGGGGCCGGGGCCTCTATGGCGGCGCTGGGCGACAGCGTAGAGGACGCCATGGGCGGAGCAGAGGACGCTGCTTCGGGCGCGTCTGACGGACTTTCCGGCGTGGGGGACTCTGCCAAGGGTGCGGCCAGGGACGCCAAGCAGGCGGCGAAGGAAATGCAGCGCAGCCTCGCAGGCTTCGATGTCATCAACAAACTGGGAGACAATGACTCCGGCAGCTCCGGCGGCGGTTCTGGAGGCCCTGGCGGCGGTTCTGGTTCCGGCAGCGGGGCAGGCGGCTCCGGTGTGTCTGGCGCACTGGGGGACACCTCCAGCGCCCTGAAGAACACCGCCTATGATGTGGGCAGCGACGGGGGACCGCTGGACAAGCTGACAGAAAAGCTCAAGGCCCTCAAGGATTTGTTTGTGGGCGGCTTCTGGTCCGGTTTCGGAGATTCAGCGGTGCTCCAGTCCATCCAGGACAATCTAGGGCGCATTCGGGATAGCCTCACCGACATCTTCGACGATGAGCGGGTCCAGGCTGGGGCAGAGCGCTACGTGCAGACACTTGCCTACAGCTTCGGCCAGCAGGTGGGAGCGCTGGCCTCTATCGGCGCCACCATCGCGGACAACCTGACCGGGGGCGCAGCCAACGCACTGGAGCAGAACCGGGAGCGGATTGTAGGCTTTATCACCCGCATGTTTGACATCAGTGGTGAGACCGAGACCATCAAAGGCAATTTTGCCCAGGCGGTTGCTGAGATTTTCAGCGTATTCCGGTCTGACGATGCCAAGCAGATCACCGCAGATCTTTTGACCATGCTGGGAGAAGGCTTCGCAGGGCTGACGGAGCTGGGCGCCAAGGTGGGCAGAGATACGCTGAACGCCCTGACGCAGCCTTTCATCGACAACAAGGACAAGATCAAGACGGCGCTGGAGAACATGCTGGCGCCGGCCAGGAAGGTGATGGACGGGGCTGTGAAGTTCGTGCAGGATTCCTGGGATAAGGTGCAGAAGCTCTACGATGAGCATATCCAACCGTTCCTGCAATCCCTGACGGACGGCGTGTCTCAGATCTGTGGCACGCTTCTGGACGGCTACAACAAGTACATGGCCCCGGTGTTGGATAAGCTGGCGGATAAGGCCGTGGAGGTGTGGGAGAAGCATCTGAGCCCCATGGTCACCAGTCTGACCGACGCCCTCGGAGCGGTGGTTGACCTTCTGAAAACGTGCTGGGAACAGGTGCTGAAGCCGCTGCTCAATTGGATCGCGGACAAGGTTATGCCGGTGCTTGCGCCCGTCGTGGAGCTAATTGGCACCGATCTGCTGGACGCTGTGGCAAAGACTGCGGACAAAATCAAGACCTTTTCGGACTGGGTAAAAACCGCCGCAGACGTCTTAAGCAATCTGATTGAGAGTGTGCCTGACTTGGGCGCTATCCGGGATAAAATCACAGAAAGCCTGGGAACGTTCACCGTCAAAATCAGTGCCTTCTTCTCTGACAAAAAGGAGGAACTGACCAGCAAGTGGAACGACCTGACCGCCAACGTTAAGGACAAGACGGCTGAGCTGAGAGCGAAGATTGCGACATCGTGGTCTGACCTGAAGGGCAAGTGGAACGACATCACGGATAACATCAGGGATAAGACGGCGGATCTGAAAGCAAGGGTGGCCACCAGCTGGAGCGATTTGAAGAGCAAATGGCACGGCATCACGGAAAACATCAAGGACAAGACAGCCGACATGAAGGCGAGAGTCGCCACATCGTGGTCAGAGCTGAAGGGTAAGTGGAGCAGCCTGATGGGAAAGTTCAAGGATAAGACGGTGTCCATCAAGCTGAAAATCGCCGCAACAGTGAACAATCTGAAAAGCTGGTTCAACCGCAATGTTATCAGCAGGGTCAACAACGCCATCCACAGGATTCCGCTGCTGAAGAATGTCTCCATTCCCAAACTGGCACAGGGCGGCTATGTGCGGAAGAACACCCCTCAGCTGGCCATGATCGGCGACAACCGGCATCAGGGTGAGGTCGTGGCACCGGAGCGCAAACTGCTGGAAATGGCCAGAGAGGCAGCCAGCAGCGCCGGAGGCTCTGACCCCCGTATATATACTCTGCTGCTGGAGCTGGTAACGATGCTCAAGACCATGCCGGTTTACAGAATTGACGAGGAAAGCCTGCGGAAGTATTTCATCAGACAGACGAACCGGAACACGTACGCAACCGGAAAATGCGAACTCAAGGTGTAAGGAGGGGCAATGTGGCAGCGTTTGTAATCAGGGCCGGCGGCACGGCACTTCCTGCGCCAGTGGAGATCAACTGCTCCGGTGAGCTGATCTGGAGCGCCAACACGGGGCGCACGGCCAGCGGCAGCATGGTGGGCACGGTGATTGCCGGCAAGGAAACCTTTGAGGTGACCTGGGGCGTGCTTACCGCCGAAGAAGTAAGAAGAATCGAAGCCGCTGTCACTGTGGACGGCGGCTTTTTCAATCTGGAACTCAACGAAAACGGGGCAACGACTAAGATTCACTGTTATCGGGGACCCATCGCAAAGAAGGTGCTGGGATACATCGGAGACGGTGTTTTTTATTATCGGTCGGTGAGTGTGACGTTTGTGGAGAAATAGAATATTCGTCTTATGCCTACCCGAAACAAAACAAATGTTCTATAATTGTTAGTCCGAAGAAAGGAGGGAGGAAATGTACAACACAACCAACCAACTGGCCCAGGCGCTGAATCAGCGGCTGGTCCACTTCCGTCTGCTGGCGGAGGCTGTGCCGCTGATGGTGCCCACGGCGGTGCCGCTGCAGGACTCCACCGGCACGCAGCTGTTCGTGTTGGCCGCGGACCGGCTGCCCGGGGGCAAGCTGGAGCAGGACGAGATTCTGTCCATGAGCTACACCGCCGCCTGCTGCGGGGAAAACATCGGCATCGGCGGGGTGTATGCCGCGGCGCTGAGCTGCACCGTACACGGGGCGCTGAGCCTGCTGGACATGACCATTCGGGCGGAACTCGGCGCGGAGGTGGACAATTCCGTGGAGTGGCTGCCGCTGGGCACCTTCGTGGTGACGGACTGCCGCAGAAGCGACGATCACACTGAGTTCACCGCCTATGACGGGGCGTATTACGCCCTGGGCGGCGGGTATTTGCCCGGGTTAGACAGCGGCTCTACTGTGGCGGCGGTGCTGGCGGATTTGGCGGAGCAGTGCGGCCTGACCGTGGAGCAGGACACGCTGGACATGGGCACAATGCGGGTTGATGGTGACCTGTCCGGCCACACCTGCCGGGAGATGCTGGGGTATCTGGCGGCGCTGTGCGGCAAGAATGCGGTGGTGACCCGGGAAGGGGCGATCCGGTTTGTCTGGTTTGCAAAATCCGGCGAGGCGGTGACCCCCGACAACTACTACTCCGGGGAGCTGTCCAACGGCGGCGCGGTGACGCTGGCCGGGCTGGCCTGTACCGTGCCCGGAGAGGGGGACGAGGAGCAGACCCTCACCGCCGGGGATGCCGCTCAGGCCATCACAGTGGAGTGCCCTTACATGACCCAAAGTCGGCTGGAGGCCGTCTGGAGCACCATCGGTGGCTACGCCTATCCCATCGCGGACATCGGCTATTACGGCGGCGCGCTGACGGAGCCGGGGGACATTGTGGAGGTGACCAACCGGGAGGGCGTGACGGTTTCCGTGCCGGTGATGCAGGTGCAGCTCAGCATGGACGGCGGGTGTAAGTGCCAGATCAGCGCCTATGGGCAGAGTGTGGCCGAAAAAACCAGCGGGGTGAAGGGGCCTGTGGAACGTGCGGTGAGCAAGTGCGAGGCGGACCTGGCCCAGTTTAAAGAGCTGGAAGCGGAAAGGGCCCGGATTCAGCAGGCCACGATCGAGAACCTTATTACCCGGGAGATCAAGAGCACCAACTACCGGGAGACGGAAATCCCCTACCTGTATCCTGAGTCTGGACTGTACCCCGGATCAGAGATGTGCCCCACCGACGGGCGGAGCATTGTAGAGGGGTACCGCATCGACTTGTCCACAGGCACCATGTACGGCAATTGGAACTTGCCGGAATCGTTGCTGGAACGGCTGGAACAGTTGGAAAATGCCGTGTTTGGAGGGAACTAAATGTACGAATCTTATTATGAAAACGGATGGCAGAATGGTGAAGATGGGAACACTCCCTTGACTGCGGAAGCCCTTAACCACATTGAGGAGGGGCTGAAAAACATCCCCCAGATGGAGAGCGGCAGAGTCTCTGTCACAGCGGCGGCGGCAACAGCCGGATCCGTGCACATTGCTTTTGACAAGGAGTTTGACTCTACCCCTGCAATTACGGTGACACCGCATATAAGCGCGCCTCAAAACGCCCATGTGGGCGTGGCAAACACCAACGCCACCGGCTTTGATCTGACCTATTGGCGGTCCTCTGCGGGCACAATGACCGTGTCGTGGATGGCCTGCGGATGAGAAAGGAGGAAGGAAAATGGCAACAGAAATCAGAGACGCAAGCGGCGCGCTGATCGGTCACCAGCTGGACCACACCGCCCAGCAGGTGGATGATGCGGTGGAGGATGTAGCGGGGCTGAAAGACAAGGTGGATCACCTGAGCGTGGAAACCGACACAACGCTCTCCGTATCCGGCGCACCAGCTGATGCAAAAGCTGTGGGGGACAAGTTCGGTGGTTTTTCGCTGGGGACTGACCCCGTCACGGGGCTGCTGTACATCTATCTGAACGGCCAGAAGATTGGCAGAGGCATCGACATCGGAGCGCCTGGAGTCGATGTGTCCAGCATCGTTGAGTGGTACCAGCAGCCGGTGAAAGACGCATTGTCTTACGTCAGCAGCCTCGGCAATGACCAGTGGGTACACCATGTCGTGATGGCGGACAGTCATTATAGCGAGCTGTATAATTATGGGCACTCTGGAGCAATGGTGAAAATACTCATGTCAACCGGCTATTTCGACAAGTTTGTGCATTTAGGGGACTTGACCGACAAGGGAAATACCTCGGAACTCAATCTTGCCATTGAGCAAGTTGGCAGCTTGAACGGTCAGATGCTCTACGCCATGGGCAATCATGAGGTCTCCGGAAATAACGAAATTACGCCATATCTGCATGATGCATTTATGTCAAATCTGACGGACAACATCACCTATAACCCCGATTTTGATGCATCAACATACGACAATCCGTACTACATCTACAAGGATACAGTCAACAAGATCGCCTATATCCATTATGCTTATTTCGGAAAGATTTCCAACCGACAAACGGAAGTGTCGTGGGTCCTTGACCGTGTTCAGGAGCTGCCGGACGGGTACACAATTATTATTTTTATGCACCCGCCGATTCGAGAGCTTGACACCACTGTATCCGCGTCAAATCTTCACATGCTGTTCGGGTTCCTTCCGGAAAAGTACAGGCGCGGCGTCGTGCTCACAGGCCACATGCATGGAGATAGGCTGGTAGAACGGGATGGCTATCGGGAAATATGGTTCGCCGCGGATGCGAAGTTCACCACTGACCCCTATGGGCCTGAGGACCGTGGCGAAGGGACTGTGAACGAACAGGCAATCAGCATTTTGTCGGTCGGTATCGGCACGAATAATGCCGTGAAAGTGTACCGGATTGGAGCAGTCGGACGGGAGTTTACTGCCCTTGCGCCGAACATCATCGAAACTAGCATGAGCGTAAATGAAGGAAACAACCTTGTGACTGGAATAATTGGTACAAACGGTTTGCTCGATGTCAGCAATACTAATTATAAGCTTCAGTCCAAGTGGTTCCCCGTAGACCCATACAGTTATTACTACATTTACACGACAGACAAGAGCGATGTAGATGTACAGCGCAAAATCAACAAGTCAGAGTACACCGCTGCAAGGGCGGATACTTATGTGAGCGGCTCGAGACTCGCTGACAACACACAAGGTGTTGTGGAATTAAATGTTTACAAATTCTACTCAAAGTCCACCAGCAATTATATGCTGATGGGATCGGACAATGAAGACATCGCAAGCCGGTTGGTTGTGTCGAAGGAACCGCCGCTGCTCCCAATTAAGATTGACGACGTGCAATGGGTTGATGGAACAGTGGACGGCACGGCAAGACCGGTTGACTCAACCACCACCAACAAGCGCACGGACAGACCGATTCTGGTTGAACCGTCAACAACATATGTAGTTTCCAATGCAAACTGCTCGACGACATGGGTTGGCATTGGAATGGCAAAAAGCCCGTGTACTGTGAAGGCCGTCAACAATACCAGAGATACAATCAAGCGAGTGACAGGATCTTCGTTCCCGTTCCGGTTTACGACCACAGAGGACACACGTTATGTTTACATTACTTATACCGGCACCGAAACCTATGATGGCTGGACGCTGGAAAAGGTGGAGGGGGGATAATCCATGACCACAAAACCCTACACCGTAACGGGCAAGTCCGGGGCCAACCTCCGGGCGCTGCCC